ATCTAATCCGCAACAACGAGCCCCGCGCGCTCGTGCCAGTTAGGACTGGCTTGGAGTATCGCGTGCACGCTCGCACCAAACGCGAGCCCAAGCGAGTCTGGCCCGACAAGCCTACCTACAAGACCTGGCTCGGTAATCGCACTGATAACGACGCTCATCGCGAGGGCTATCAAGCCTTTCGTCGCGAGAATCTCTCGCAAGCCCAACAAGACGAATATTACCGCCTGCTCGATCGCGTCCACACATTGCTCAAGCAACGCACCGAGATCGATCGCGAATATTCCAAGGCCCTAGACGCCCTCGCGGCCTTCGGCTCGGTCCCAATCGGGTTCGAAAACGAGCAATCCGCAAAGGTCAAAGACGCAATCCGCATCCGCAAACTGGGCCTCCGGCCCGAAAAGGAGTGATCAAGATGAGACCAGCAAGTGACTTCGACAACGTGCGCTGCGAGTGCGAGCATATCGCCCACACCGATCGCCACGCACAAACCCCAAAAGGCAATCCCGGCCACCGATACGGCCAAACCTTCAAGCGATGGTACATGGCAGAAGTCGACACGATCTTCGGCCCATTCTACGTCTGCAGCGACTGTGCCAGGGATTGCGAACTAGATCTCGACACCGATACGAGGAAATCATGAGAATCTACGACGCTTGGTCCGACCTATCCCTAGAATTCGAGGTCGAACTCTCAGGACGCTCCGACCCATTCATGGTCGAAGTCTCCGGCGTATGCCAGTCCTACGGCTCTATCGACGAGGAAGGCTTGCGCTACCCCGGATGTGACGAGATGTTCGAGTTCCGAGTCTTCGCCTACAATGACCTCGTCCAAAACTACGAGATTGATGTCACAGACACCATGAGCGATCTCGAGAATGCCCACATCAACCGCCAGGCCCTCGAAGAGTGGATCTCCACCATGCCGGACGAATAGCCATGATCGCCCACGCATTCATCTGGTTCGTAGTCCTCCTGCTCGTTCTCGTGCGCGAGCCCGTCAAAGCCACGGTGCTCGCGATATTCTACTTCCTGTTCCTCATAATCCTATCGTGATTCCTCCCCAAGGCGACACTCGTGCGATGAGCGTCGCCGTGGGAGCAATCCCGCTCCGCCTGGGCTACATGCCCAACGAAAGGATCCATAATGGTAATCTGCGACATTTGCAACCGACAAAGGGACCCCCACCAGTGGAACGTCGCGATAGCCCGCGTCACGATCTGCGAGATCGACGAGCAGGGGCTTCGCAAGCTCTCCAAGGAGCAAGCTGTCGACGTGTGCCGACTCCACCTTCACGGCCTAACCTCCAAGCTAGACAAGGCCACCGAGGTCGAGAATGGCTAAACATTGGCTAGGCGGTCCACCCGAAACCTGTGACATCTGCACGAAGCCCATCGTCCACTCCTTCATCGATGGCAAGACAACCAGCGGCCCATGGGCCCTCATGTGCGAACACTGCCACAAGGCTCACGGCGTTGGTCTCGGCCTCGGACGTGGCCAACGGTACGTCCTCCATCTCGGAACCAACAAATTCATGAAATCCGAAGGCTGACGGACCGCAGCAACGATGGCTCCGGGAGCCCGGAGCCATCCATGGTGCAATCCGCACCCACGGGCAAAGCCCGAACTAAAGGAGCAATCATGGTAATCAACGTAGAGAAGCTCAAGAAGGCGGGGATGACAGTCAGGATCTTCGAGCAGTACGACAATGACGACCAGCGCCCGGTCAAGAACCTAACTGGCGTCAACGTTCTCATCGAGATCTATCCCAGCACGGGCGAGGGCCTCAAGGAAGGCACGCTCGAGGACGTCCGTTCAAGGCTGAACACCCCCGAGTACCAGGACGTGACCGTGGACGGCCTAATCCGGCGCGTCCAGACGTTCCAGGTCCTCGAGACCATCGAAGCCACCAGCAAAGATGCCTAAGCACAAGCGCGTAGGCAAGGGCACGAAGCGCTTTAGGGCCCTCGCCATGAAGATGGCTACCCGCGGCACAATGGCCCACAGCTCCAAGAACAAGCAAGAGATAGTCTCAACACCCAGCGGACTCAAAATCAAGATCCGCCCAAAGGAGTAACCATGGAAGACACAACCAACAAATACAAGCGCGCCCTCCGCATCACCCTCGAATTCCTCACGGACGCAGACCTCTACGGAGAAACCCAGGACCAGAAGCAGCACGATGAGCTGGTTCAGTGCCTCCGAGACTGGGAGGAATGGATCACGAGCGACACGCCCGAGGACGAGGGCATCGTCGCGCTTCGCGAGATCGTGTACCTCTGTAGCGATTTCCCGTTTGACAAGATACTCGCGAAGATCCGAGACATAGCAGCCACAGCGCATAACAAGATGCGCTTCGAACACGACACAACGGAGGACTGATGCCCCAATTCAAAGTAACCCTCGAGGTCCCAGTCTGCGTGACCGCACACTGCGACATCACCATCGGAGCCCAAGACGAAGAGCAAGCATGGGCCCAAGCGCTCGACGCATACAAGGGTATCGTCGCAGCGTACGACAAAGCCATGCGTGAGTACCGGCAGGCCCCAGCGAGCCACAAATGGCCCGACCCCACCTACTATTGGCACGTCGATGACGATGACATCGAATCCAACCTGGACGAAACCGAGATCGACGTAGGCACCATCAGGGAGATCAAGTAAGATAAGCCCACACTGGGTACTTCAAGCAATTGAAGTACCCAGACAGGGACTATCTTGTCCCAAACACGAAAGGAGAACCACGATGGAAGAAGGAGACCCAGACGATGGCGCGCCTCAGATCTAGCACGATGAAGCGACTCTGCCAAGCAGCAGATGTCGCCGAGTACCACACACCCGATGGCGGGACCTTGGCCTACGGTTCATGCAAGAAACATGGCTACTTCATGGCTATGATCCATTGCTCCACCGCAGACGTTCGCAATCTCGCCAAGGCCCTCCTCGAGGCAGCAGATCACGCAGAAGCGAAGAAACACTAAGTTGTGGCTAACATGGGAACCAGGGCGCGCGAAGGACGCCCGTAAAGCTCAAGGATGAAAAAGAAGACAATCGAGAAAGAACAGAAAGCGGCGCTCAGCGCCGACGAATTCTACCGAGCGAAGCTGATCTTCAATGTGCAACCAGAACCCGAGGTTACGCTGTCAGTCCGGATAACCGAGGCCCTGCGCGATGAGATGCGCGCATTCTGTCGCACGCACAACATCCAGCAACAATACTTCATCACCGAGGCCGTAAAGGAAGTTCTCTATCGAATCAAGCGTGAGATGGCCGAAACCGCCGAACTCGAGGATGCGCGCCAAACCGCGCGCAAGGAGGTCTCGTGACACTCAGCACCTCAACCAGAAGACCCAACATCTCCCTAAGTTTCGTCGAAGCGGAGAAACTCTGCCGGTGGCTTGAAGAGATCGCAACACTCGCCCCTAACCAGAGCGCTAGCACTTGTGAGAAGCTCGCGGACATGCTCCACGAAATAATCATGGGAGAGGAGGACTACAGTGGCGAATCTGATACGAAACGCGCCCGAGCCGCCCAAAAACCGTCTCGTCTTCAACACAAAGCCCGCAAAGGCCGAGCTGGTTGAGCGAGCCCACAAAGCCCTCGAGAAAACAGACGCACAAGACATCGTGCTCGACAGAGTAAGCTACCATATCCAGCAAGCGATGCAGGAAATCCGAGACGACCCGTGCGGATCCTATGAGTTCGAGAAGTATTGTAACGAGATCTACCACCATCTGTATGTGGCCATGAACATAGTCGTAGCCGGCGTCCCCAAGCCGCCGAGCTGCCTCCAGAGCGATCTTGACGATGTGATGGGAGGAGTGGCAGATGGAACTACCGACGTGTCCGAAGTGCAAAACCGGCCCCCTACTACCTCTGAGTGACTACGCAGCCGATGGCTCATCCGTCATCTTCAAGTGTTGGGCGTGCCCCAACACGGACTGCGGCTTCGTCCTCAGGATCGACAAGGGCTCCTGCTCTTACGATCGAGTCACCCCCGCCGTACCAGATCCAGACAAGTCTCGGCGGTCGTACATTAACCATCCAAGTCCGAGGCCACCAAGTGTCCCCAGACGATGAGATCATCTTCGATTACCAAGCATACGATGAAGAAGAAGACTGCATCTTCGTGCCCACCGGGGACCAAGCTCGAGCCATCTGGAACATCTTGATGGCAGATCTGGAGAGCATACATGACACCAGCCGAAGTTGATAAGATCACCGCCGAGATCCTCACCAACGCCGCGAAGCTACAAGATGACACGCCGAGACAACTGTTCTGCCTAACCCAAGCAGTATGCCTACTCGCTGTCATCCTAATCAGGAGTCCAAACACAGGGTTGGGGCACTAACGCCCCTACAACCGGCGCAATGCGCCGACAAAGGAGAATCATGTGGAGAATCAAGCGCTGTGCCGCGCAGTAGGCACGCATAGTTGGACCATTAAAGGTCCTATCATCGTCCTCAAAGGCGATGCGCGGCGCATTATGCTGCACTGCGCCCGCTGCAACACGTGGCGTGCCGACACATGGCGCATGAACGGCGGCGCGATCCTAGGCCGCTTATACAGACAAGATCCCGGCTATCACCGATTCATCCGGGAACACAACCGGGCAGAAGCCCGAGTCTCGCTCCTAGCGAGCATAAAGGATGTACGTAATGAGACAGACAATCCTCGTGTGCGACCTGTGCCGGGACCCAAGAACAAACGCCGTCGCAACCCTCGGACTCACAAACGGGCGCGGTAAGCAACAGGCTGCGATCGATGTTTGCGTACTCCATCAGAAGCGCGTCCTCAAGATCTTCAAGCCGGCCACTCACGGTCCCGCACCCGTGCTGATCAGAGATCCCAGCAGCACCACAAAAGATCTCGACAAGAAGATCCTTGCGGTCCTCAAGGGTACAATGAGCGCCAAAGAGATCCAAACGAAGCTCAGCCCAAGCTTCCACATCACCACAATTCTCAGCTACCTCAGGGGGCTAATCAAGGCCGGCAAGATCAAGCGCGAGGGCGAACGTAAGGGCACAAAATACAGGAAGGCGTAAATGGTTCTCCGAGCTTTCAGGTGCCAGCGCCGTGGCTACAGCCATGAACGCGAAATCCTCGCATCCATCTGTGCGGAACTCTACTACCAGGGCCGCTACGTGTGGATGCGAAGCTGCCGGAACATCAACCTGACAGCAATCGATGCACGCGGGCCTAACCGGATCCGGTACCGACTCGTCAGTACCACGAACTACAAGTGTCTTCCCTTGTCCTCAAGGGATAGGCGGGTATCACTCGGCACCGACTCCGCACTGGCCGCGATGCCAGTCATCAAGAACAGGCGACGAACCATGTTCCTGTTCGTGCGCCCAGAATTCATGTCTGACCATCGGTGGGACACCGCCTCAAGCAACATCCTGAGCCCCGAGGAGATCATGTTCCTCGTGGGCAAAGAACAACCCGCCGACCTCGAGCTAGTCGTCTGTGCGCTGTGCCGCTTCCGGCAACTCATCGATGGCTACGGCGCGCTCACGAAGGAGGGACGCAGGATCTTGACGCATTACGTCAATTTGTAAAATTTAATCTCCGCCGTAGCCGGCCTGGCCAGCCGGAAATCCATCGTGCATGGTTAGTAAGGGAGCGGGCTGTTACCCCGCGTTGATACGAACCCCATGTGGGCTGATCAGATGGACGCGGAAGCAAGGCGAGGCTTCCATTCCTAATGCTTCAAATTTTTGAACTGGATGCGTGGTGGACCTCATGCAAGAGGAGCAATGCACAATGACTCGCGGCAACTGTCACCACTTCTCGATCGCTTTTACCACCTCACCCGGCGTTACGCCCACCCACCTGGTCGCAATGCGAGCGCCGACGCGCGCCGTCACTTCGACCAAGCTCAGATCGAACTGTTCCACCTTGCGCAGGCAATCTGCGCGCTCCTAAACCCTGAAGTCCAGCTCCGCCTCGATCTCCTTCGCGAGGAGATAATGGCACAGCTGCGCCTCGAGCTTAGGACATGCGCCACCGGCGCATTTGTGGTCCGACGCAAACACCCTCGCCCCGTCCTGTGGTGGGAGTATCAGATCACCCCTGAGCTTACCCATGACCCGACAATAGTCGGCAACGCGGTCCTGCGCCCCTACGTAAGCCGTCTTAAGACAGCCCTGCGCGACCAAGCTGCCGTAATCAAGGCCCGTCTGCCATAACGCCCGACCCAGTTGGCACCGAAATTGCAACCATTCGGGTAGCCCTGCCGGGCAAATTTTGAAACCCATAGAAAGGGGATTTCATGGCAGAAATCACAGTTCCCGATAAGCACAATGCACAGTTCAAGACCGTTACCCTCAAGGTCTCGACCAAGGCTGGTGGCGACGAGAAGTCCGAACAGGACTTCCAGGCTGACCTCCCCGCATCGCTTGGCGATGCTGTCGCTCTTCTTGGCGAAAAGGCAGTGTTCCGGCGCTTCATCAACGCGCACGTCGTGTACCTCCAGGGCGTCGAGCGCGCCAAGCTCATGAAGGCCGCCGACACCGAGCCCAAGGAGCGCAAGCGCGCCCAGTACCTCGAGTCCCTCGGGCTCTAGTTACGGCAAGGTCTCCTCACGGTGTTCGCGCGCCGGCCTAGCACCTATAGTCCGGGTAAAGCGAGGGGATAATTCCCGGACACACCCATGATCTTATGGGAAACAAACAACGGTCCACGACCTTACGGCACCACAACCCGTGAGATAGGCTACTATCGATGGTGGCTCAAGATGACCAAAACGATCGATGAGATGACCGAGGACGAGCTAATCGCTGCGATCACGCAGCTACAGCAAACACGCGTCCCAAGCGAAAAGCCCAAGACACCCCACCGATTAGATGATCGCCCGAAGAAAGACCCGGCCAAGCGGACCTGGCGCGACGAGCTCTTTGGTGACGATTGAGGTCTCACCAATGCTCACAACACAGCGCATAATGCGCGAGATGGAGCTGCTTGACTGGTCCGGCCACGTAGAGCTACCCATAAATGACATGCAATGGCTCGCGAGCCAACTCTGCGCGCGCCTCAACAGTACCAGCGTCGAGGTATGCGAGGTGTGTAACAAGCCCGCACCCATCGTCGTGACAACCCGCCTAGGTCCCATCTGCGCCGAGTGCGTAGAGGATATGAACGACAACGTAGACCAGATCCGTGAGGTCCTTGACACAGAATGAGGTCATTATGGACGAACATGGGCCTGAAGTCTTCTGGCTCGACAACTCCAAAATCGAAACCTTCATGCTTTGCCCGCAGAAGTACGCTTTCCGCTTCGAGGAACACCTAGTCCCCGTTGAGCGCAAGCGCGACTCTGCCCTGATGTTCGGCGGGGCCATCCACAAGGCCCTCGAGACCATCTACAAAGGCACCGGATTCGAACGAGTCCAGTGCCCCCGCTGCCAAGGGGGCTACTGCGTCTATTGCAAGGGCGGTACCATGCTAAAGATGGCAGCGATCTTTCTCGCCAACTACCAAGACGATCCCGAAGATCCAAAGGAGATTCGCACGGCAGATCGCGGTCTCGACCTACTCGCCCAATACCTGGGCAAGTGGCGTCGCGAGCCCTTCAAGACAATCGCCGTCGAGATCCCCTTCGAGCTACCCTTCTCGCTTGCGGGCCTAACCTTCAACTACGTTGGCCGCATCGATCTCTTCGTGGATTGGGAGGGCATCCCATTGGTGGTGGACCACAAGACCACCACACGCTTCGGCATGCTCTTCGACTCGAGCTTCAAACTCAACGGCCAGTTCACAGGATACATGCGTGGTGCTGAGCAGAAGTTCAATCGACCTGTCTTCAATGCCCTCGCCAACGCCATGCGCGTGACCACCAAAATCGACGACAACTCGTTCGCTCGCATCTACACCCAACGCACCCCCGAAGACTTCGAGGCGTGGGAGCGCCAGGTCAAGCATGTTGCAACAGAAATACTTCAGATGCGAGCGACCGGCTTCTTCCCCAAGTCCGCGCCCTTCGCCTGCGGAGCCTACAACCGCATGTGCGAATACTACCCGCTGTGCATCAGCGCAGCGCAGACCCAGAAGACCCTAAAGCAATCCTCGTACGAGCGCATCCCATGGGAGCCCCGAAAGGACAGCGACGATGAATGAACTTGACAACGTCAGACACGTCACCGAGACCGTCAGCTTGGGTAGCTCGTACCTATTCTACGGCGCACCAGGCGTTGGCAAGACAACCTTGGCCGCCATGCACCCTAGCAAGCGCAAGCTCTGGCTAGATATGGACCAGAAGCTGCACGAGATGACCCAGCTCCCCAATCGCGGAGCCATCAGCGTGTGGACCCCGCACGAACCACTCGGCAATCCCGATCGCATAGACATACCGTGGTCCCCGGACCCCAAGAACGTGCAGTCTGGCCAGATCCCATCAAAGAAGCCCCAGGGATACGAGAGGCTCGTAGCCGTCACCAACGAACTCCTAAGGAACGCGCGAGGCGGCAAGCTCGATTACGACTGCGTCGTGCTCGACACATTCACGAGCGTCGGGGACCACTGGACCAGGCTGCTCATGTACACGCACCGAGTCAGCTTCATGACCGAGCGCCTATGGGGCATCTACCTTGCCGGGATGATGGAGTACCTAAATGGATTCCTTACTCTCCCTTGTGATCGAATTGTCATCTGTCACGAGAAACGAAGAAATGATGAAGATACTCGACAAGATATTGTCAGACCCTCAGTTGCTGGGCAGATGGGCGACAATCTCATTCGATTTTTCTCGGAAGCTTACTGGCTTACCGGGCGAGAGCGAAGCGGGAAGTACAAGCTTCAAACTGTCACTGCAAATGGTGCCTCCGCTCGAACTTCAGTTGGTCTCGAGCCGGAAGTGATTGCAGGTCCTGAGATATTCGCCTAACCGGCCGGGCAAACCGGCCTTAAATGGCGTGCGGTAGCACGCTCAGGAGGGTAGGTATGTCAGAAGAAGGCTTCATCAAGATCGATCTCAACGAAGTGGAGGATGGGTCCGACCCCATCCCGCCGGGCCTGCAGAAGGTCCGCGTAAAGGCTGCCTTCAAGAAGCACAAGGAAGGCAGCGAGTATCCCTACATCGATGTGCGGCTGAGCCCGCTGGAAGCGGGCGCGAAGTATGACAACCGCATCCTCTTCCTCACCCTCAGCTTTCACCCCCAGGCGCTCTGGAACATGAAGCTCTTCATGAAGAAGGCCCGCGTTCCTTTCGACGCGGACGGCTTCCACATCGGAGACTTCATCGGGCGGGAGTTGTACGTGACCGTCAACCACCGGCCCGACCGGAACGATCCTGAGACAATCAGGGCGGAGGTCAACCCGCCCTACGCCGCAGCATAGAACACGATGGAGCCCGGGGGCTCCGATGTCCCCCATCGGCAATTGGCTCCCACCATAGCCCCCGGGCTCTATTCTAAGGAGTGACTGATGCCAGATGAATTAATACCCATCAAGGATATCGTGGTCGGGAACCGAATGCGTAAGTTCTTCGGTGACATCGAGGCGCTCGCCAACAGCATCGCCCGCTTCGGCCTGATGACGCCCATCGTCCTGGACGAAAATAATAACCTGATCGCTGGCCATCGCCGGATCAAAGCGATGCAGCATCTAGGTAAGCCCGACATAGCCTTCAGGCGCATGTCCCAGCTGGATGACATCACCAGGCAGGAGTTGGAACTTGAGGAGAACATTCGTCGGAAGGACCTCGAATGGCCGGAGGAAGTCATCGGTCTCTATAAGCTCTATACCGCCAAGCAAGCTCGCTATGGGGACAAGGGTAGTACTCTGGCAAGCAACGGCGGTTACGGTATCGAAGATGCCGCTCGTGAGCTTGACCGATCAGGCGGCTCGATATCTATGGATCTCGCTTTGGCGCGTGGTTTGTACGAGTATCCTGAACTGACAGAGGAGAAGACCAAAAGTGCCGCCTTCAAAAGATACCGACGGCTCAAGGAAACGGCCCTACGCTCGGAACTTGCGAAACGAAAGCAGACCGCGACAACTGAGCCAGAGCCCGAAGAAGACGAAGAGGCTTTTGACGATGAGGAACCTGCAACTGGAGGCGGAATACAACGCCAGCCAATCCGTAAGGCACTATGGAAGGGTCTTGGAGTCTTCTACCACGCAGACGCCCGCGACGTTCTACGTCAACTCCCAGCGGCATCGGTGGACCTGATCGTCACAGATCCTCCCTATGGGATAGGGATGTACCGGGAGGGCGCCCCAGTCAGCTCGTCGAAGTTCGCCTCGAGCCAGGGCACAATGTACGGCGACAATCCCAAAGAGATCATGGACATGCTCGACGAAGTCTTCATGCACGCGGCCAAGGTCCTTAAGCCCGACGGACATGCCTACGTGTTCTTCCACATGACTCGCTACGAGCCTGTCTACATCATGCTCCGCCGCCATTTCGGGACGTGTGAGGCAACGCCAATCATATGGCTCAAGCAAACATCGGGCATCGGGGATCCAAACCGCAACTGGATCTACACATACGAGCCGTGTTTTTGGGTCAACAGAGGACGCGGGCTGGTCAAGCCACAGCCCTACAACGTGCTCAAGTATGACACGGTCTCGAAGAAGATACACAGCGTTGAGAAGCCCGTCGCACTCATGCGCCACATCATCGAAGCGTCAGCCGTCAAGGGTGAGCTCGTCATGGACCCATTCGCCGGAAGTGGCAGCACATTGGTTGCTGCGGCGCAGCTTGGCTGTAGGTTTGCGGGAGTCGAGAAACATGCTGACTTTTGGCGCTCAGCTGTGGATCGCGTATCGCGTGATCTGGCTTCTCAGGCCGAAGCTGACGCGGTACCAGCTGATAGCGAGCCTGATAGCGGTGCTGATGCACCAGTCGACTAGGCTCCAGCTCTGTGCGATCGGCAAGTTCGTCTATGAGCCTAAACGGAACCATCGTCCCGCCAAGCGGGTCGCCCTACGGCACGATAGCTATAGTGGCGGCCCGCCCAGGGGAAAATGAATGCCTCACGCACATGCCCCTCACGGGTCCCTCGGGCAATCTATTGTGGCGCCTTCTCGGAATCCCACGGACGGAGGTATACGTCACCAATGTTCGGAAGGACTTCAGCGAACGTAATTCCGTTCCAACCCCAGCGGAGATCGACGAGGCGTTGCCGGGGCTGCGGGACGAACTTGCCAAAACGTCTGCCACTCTATTCGTGGCTCTCGGCGCACAAGCACTCTACGCTCTTACTGGGAAGTCGTCGATTGAGCAGTGGAGGGGTTCTGTTATACCTTGCAGTCTACTGCCGGGCCGAAAGGTCCTGGCAACCTATCACACGGCTCATGCACTCCGCGAGTACCCGACGACTTATATCATAGAACACGATCTACGACGAGCAAGACATGAGTCGCTTTATTCGGATATCCGTAAACGTCCGCGCCAGTTTATCATCGACGCCCCCCTTAAGCAAACTGTTGAGTATCTCGACAACCTTGGCGACCCTCTTTCGGTGGACATCGAGACTATCAGCTTTGAGACAATTGACTGTGTCGGTATCAGTGATAATCCCGAGCGAGCAATATGTATCCCATTTATCGGAGGTCGTCTCACAGCTTCAGAGCTCGCGTATGTTTGGCGTCGGCTCTACAATCTCTTTCTGTCCCGTCGAGTCATTGGACAGAACATCCAGTTTGATCTCACCCGGCTCGAGCGATATGGGTTCCGATTCCCACACATCTTCTTCGACACCATGCTTGCGCATCATCTCCTCTACCCAGAGTTTGACCACGACCTCGGGTTCATCGTAAGCATCTACACGAAGGAGCCAGCGTACAAACATGAGATCTCAACGAACCGCTGGGAGTACAACTGCAAGGACGCGGCGTTCACGTACGAAGCGTACGAAGGACTCTCCAAGGAACTCAAGCAAGCGGGGCAATGGGACTACTTCTACGAGCACACCATGTCCCTCATTAGACCTGTCATGGCGATGCAATCCGAAGGTTTCGTCATTGACAGACCTGCCCTACATGCTACGAAGAGACGCTTGGATCTTGAGCGAGAATACTTGCAGCTTATGCTCGAGAAAGAGGTTGGTTATCCTATCAACGTACGGTCGGGGCCCGATCTGCGTAGATTGCTGTATGAAGATCTACGGCTCCCTGTTAAAAAGCGAACTAAGAAGGCACAAGCCCCAGCCACTGATGAAGAGCTTATTCGCTCCCTTGCTTTTGACTTTCCTCAACACGCTGGCGTGCTACGCGCAGTGCTCGAAGTGCGCGAACGTCGCACAATGCTGTCTGGTTTCCTCAACTTGGAAGCGGACTCTGACGGTCGCTATAAAGCCAACTACTTGATCCATGGGACCAAGAGCGGTCGCTTAAGTAGCCGTGGGCGTGGTGAAGGCCCCCAGCTACAGAACATCCCGCTGATGGCTAGGAAGATGTTTGTGGCGAGCCCTGGCCATACCTTAATCCAGGGGGATCTCAAACGTGCCGAAGCTATGTTTGTCGCGTTTGATTGTGGTTCGGCGAAGCTCCAGAATCTCTACACTAACCCAAAGATCAATCCGTACTGTGAGTTCGCCACCGAAGTCATGCACCGACCCATCACCAAAGCCGATGAGCTCATCTACAAAACCTTCAAACAAGTGACGCATGCCAGCAATTACGGTATGGCTTGGAAGAAGCTCATCATTGTACTTCGGCTCGCTGGTATCAACATCGAAGACCTCGAGATCCGTGGTCTTTTCGGTGGAAAGAAGAAAGCCGAGTTCCTCATCGAGAGTTACCATGCTTCGTACCCGGAAATACGACACACTTGGCACCGACGGATCAGAAGTATCGTACGACCTACCAGGTGTATTCATGATGCGTTTGGTCGGCGACGTTTATTTCTCGATCGTATGGACGAAGATTTGTTTCGCAAAGCGTACGCCCAGCGACCCCAATCTAGTATCGTAACGGTCGCCAACATTGGGGTCCGCCGCCTCGTTGCTCAGGGCTACCGAGTCGTCGCTCAAGTGCACGATTCAATCGTGGTCGAAGTCCCCGAAGAGGACGAGCACGCCAGTCTGGTAGCCCTCAACGAGGCGATGACAACCCCAGTAGAATCATGGGGTGGCACGTTCACAATCCCAGTGGAGCTTAAGAGTGGCCACAGCTGGGGCGACTTGCACGAGGTCGAGATATGAGCACAGACCAGCCGGATCGCTCGGGCGCGGACGCCCTCGCTCCGGAGGGCTTGGTAGGGGAAGAACCGATGGGGCGAAGAACGAGCCTACCGTGGAACTTTCGCTGCATGGAAGACCACTGGCATACGGTGAGCAATGTCACTGAGCTAGTTCACAATGCGCCGCGCTGCCTCCTAGAAAGGATCGCGCTCGAATGGGCAATGCTATGATTCCGTGGGACGAGATCAACGACGCAATACTAGCGACCCTAACGCCAAGAGAAGAATACGTGCTTCGTAAGTACTTTGGACTCGGGTGCGACAAGGTACCTACCGTCAAGATAGGAGAGTACTTCCACATAGGTCCAAGCGGGGTGGATCATATACGCAAGAAGGCTCTCAAGAAGATCGAAGCCCGGTTTGGGAGGATAAATGGATGAGTCATTCCTTGACACCTATCTCCGCTACACCGAAAAGCAAGAGTCGCCGGCGGAGTTCCACCTATGGGTTGGGATCACAATGGTGGCGGCAGCTATGGGACGCAAATGCTTTATTGAACGAGGATATTACCGACTATATCCAAACCTCTTTACAATCCTCGTCGCAGGATCAGCTCGTTGCCGTAAGTCCACTGCTATTAACATCGGTGTTAATCTCCTTAAGGGCGTCCCGACAACTAGAGTCATTAGCGGTAAGATCACTCCAGAAAAATTCATCAACGAGATCGGTCCCATCCCCGGCCGCGCCGCACCCAACGTGCTGGTGCACAGCGGAGAACTCTCAGTCTTCCTCACCAAGCAACAGTACGGCGAGCCCCTGATTCACATCCTGACGGACATGTATGACTGCCCCGAGTCATGGAGCTACAAGACCAAGAACCGTGGGGAGGTCACCCTGAGTGATCTATTTCTGTGCATTATTGCTGCTACCACCCCTGACGGCGTTAGTCGTGGCATTCCCCCGTCGGCGCTCGAGGATGGGTTTGCGTCGCGTGTTCTCTTCGTCTACAAAAACGACACTACGCGCCGCAACGCTATGCCGTCCCTTACCCCGGAGGAGCACGAAGTCAGGCTCGAGCTTATCAACAAGCTCGCCGAAATAGGCCAGATGGAGGGCGAGTTCACGCTTGATCCCACGGCCCGTGAGTGGTACGTACACTGGTACGAGAACATGAAGCCACCCACTGACAAGCGGATGGAAGGCATGTGGGGACGCAAGCACGATCACCTGTTACGCGTCGCAATGGTTCTTGCTGGCGCAGCAGGACACAGGCTCATTGAACAGCACCAACTCGAAGCATCGCTCCTCGCCCTCGAGTCGGTCGAGGAGAATACCCATTATGCGCTCAATGAGATCGGTGGGGACAATAATACGCAGTTCTTGACACGGGCTGCAACCACTGTGCAGCGGCGCATTCGGATCGGCCATTCTGAACTCCTCCGCTCTGTGTACCCATGCCGCGCGGACGTGTTCAAGAATATCGTGGAGACCTTGATCGAGTCAGGATTCATGGATCGCGACGTCACGAAACCAGATATGTACGTGTGGTCGGGGAGGCCCCTCTGATGGAGCATGTGAACATCGCTGCGCGCATCCCGAAAAGTCTGTGGAAGGAAGCCAAGATCCGCGCGTTCGAGCAAGGCATAACTCTTAGCGATTGGGTAACGGAGGCCCTTAATGAATACCTGGCAAGAAATTCCGGGTCTGGATATCCCCGAGGAAATATGGCAGCAGGACCTGGGCGAGTGGTGGAACTGGCAGCCAGAAGAGGAAAGTCCCCCAGAGGGTAGGGACGAACCGTCGGGAGATCGCCTTACCCATCCCTCAGGGGGACTTTAGCTCTATACGTTTCAGTTCGTTGAAGCTGCTAGCGGACCATCTTCACAGGACCTTGCCCGCCCATCTGCGATGCAATGTCTTGACTCAGAGCCCCGCGGGCCGCTTCGGCTGCCCGATGCATCCATGGTAGCTTGCCTTCCTCGAGTTGCTGTCGCATCTCTTGGATGTCCTGCGTGCCAGCCGCACCAGATTGCATCAAGAATGCCTCGGGCGTAGTTCCTAACGCTTCAGCAAGGTAGGTCGTCAGCCGAGATAGTCGCCCAGGCCCCACCCGATTTGCCATCCCCTCTGCAAGTTTGGTTGCCAAGTCTGCTGCATGGGGATTTGTCATGATACGGCCCAGCACCGCTGGACTGGCCAGGAGACCCGCGGCAGCCGCCGCGGTCCGTATAGGAACGCTGTGGGACGTGAAAGCCTCGAGCGCACTGCCAAAGCCAGCGGCGGTAGCTGCCGTGCCCAGGCCAATCCTCACACCCTGGGTGTCCTTCATGCGGGTGTTCAACAGATCCATCGCGTCGGCTAGCTTCTCGTACTTCTGGACGGTATCCTTGCCCATCACCGTCTCGAGGAACTGACGCCCATACTTACCATTCTCCTCAAGCTGCAACCTCATGAGATCGGGCCGCATGATCTCACCTTTTACGGCACCCTTAGCTACCTGCTGCCACATCGAGGCTCTCACAGCGTTGGCGACATCCGGTCCAGCGGCCGCTTCGAGCTTCAAGAAATTCCCGGCATTTGAGTCCCTCAGGATCTTCTTGGCATACTCGTCGTAGGAACCCGTCCGACCTAGGAGTCCCTTCACGAAGTCAGTATTGAACTGGCCCTCGTTGAGTTGCATGTCAGCATCGGACCACTTACCATAATTCTTGGCTACCTCTTTGGGCAACTTCGCCATCACCCGGCGATCTAGATCCTGGGCAGCAGCCCGAGCCTGATCCTGAGCCCACTGCGGCACATTCGCATCGTGGGCAATGACACCCAGTTGCTCCCTTGCGTGCTGAACTTCGCTAAATGTAGGCGACGTTCCAAGGGCGCCGATCAACGACCCAGGTGAATCTCTGTTTAGAGCAGAATAGCCCTTGCTTATACTTTGGTCGAACCTAAAGCCCTCAGGAAGAAAGCCATTGATCGCGTTAATACCAGCTCGACGAGCCGCGATCAAGGGGCTGTAGCGACCGTCCACGGCATTCGAGATCGCTTCACCCAAACGCTCTCTAGGAAGAACCTCGCCAAAAGTGTCACCCAAATTGTTGACAGCCATCCCGAGCATCTTTGCCCGAGTTCCTTTGAATTTATCTATGAACGACCGACCAATCGTCGAGCTGTTAGCTACCTTCTGCAACAGCGTGTAGAGACTCTTGTCCGAGGCCTCCGCAACAGTTTGGGGGTTTCCCATCGCAACGAACCGGGCCTCACGAGGATCTAGACCTGCCTTGCGGAGATTTGCGGCGGCTGCAGTCGCGTCAACATCCGTCTCAGGCGACGACCATCGTTTGAGTGGATTCCAGCTAATTTCGCCCGGGGGCTTCCCGGTGATCTTCTCGTACACACCTTTCAAGCGGTCCGTCATGTCCGTCATGTTAGCCATCTCTTCGGGAGACAGCTGCTTCTTGAACGGAACAAGAACACCCTTGATTAGTGGATTGGCTATCTGCCCGTAGGTCTCTGCGAGGGCCGTGTCGGTGCCCGCCGCCAAGCTGTGCGCAAGCGACTCGCTAAATGAATCCGAGCCCTCGCCACCCGTGATGCCTAGGCGACGCTTGGTCTCCTCGAGGGTCATCTGGGCACCAGTCGAAGCGAGCGCGCCACCCGTGATGGCGCCCCCAGCAGCGGCTACCTCCGGAACCGGGTAGGGTAAATTCTCAGTGTACCTATACGCCGCTGCTGCGCCCTTCTCGGCGCCCTTCATACCCGCATAGATTGCCGGAGCCTTCCTCACGAGGCCAGCAATGATGCCGTCCCCACTAGGCTGGAACATCGGGGGCAGATTCGGGTCCTCAGAAGCCAAGAAAGCCCCACCCGGCGGGGTAGCCTGAACGGATGGCGGAGCGGGCGATGCTCGACTCTGACGAACTAACTCCTCCTGAAGTAACTTGAGGCGAAGGAGCCTATCCTCAGAAGACAGATCCTCCGCCATTACTTCTCCCCCGTTGTCACCTCAGGCGACATAGACTGGAGTTCCTTCCGAATCTGGTCAGGAGTCATCTTAGCGATCTCCTCACGCATCTTGTCTTCCTTGCTAGGCGGCGGAGTCTCTGGCTGCTCTGGTGGCACAGGAGTCATCCCAAGACCCGAGATTCCTGCCTGTTGCTTGTCGGCTCCCATCTGATTGTCACGGAACTCACCGACGCCCCCAATTTTCAACCCGCGAGCGACATCTTGTTTCCGTAAGATATCTAGGCCAATAGCCATGTCCCTCACAGTTTGGGGTGGAACATATGCGTCATTGAACTCCAACCCAGGCAGGCTCTCGCCACCTCGGATGACATCCGCGGGATCCCGTGGTGTGATCCCCGGAGTATCGATCCCGAACATCTTCAACGCACCCGCTCGGGTCTGGACATCCGTGACCATATGCTTACGCATGGACCGAAGAACCGACTCGAAGGTGGCCGCGGAGTCCACGTCGCTAGGTAGGGAGTTCTTAATGAATTCCATTTCCTTTTCCATATATCGACGCCCATGCATCAGGGTCATGTATTGCGACACCTGGAGGTTCAGCAGCTTCCGGAACCCCTCCACGTCGGCGTTGTTCACGCCGAGATCGCGCAGTGTGTCTAGGATAGGCTTGCGCAACACACCTGTGGGATACAATCCACGACCCCTTAGATCATGCCATTGCTCCAACAACTCGTTCTGTGTCTGAATCAAAGCCAACCGATCTTGCATGTCGGTGGTAGACTTGGCGGATGGCTTGTTGGGCTTACCGCCACCCTCTTTCGTCTGAAAGTCCTTCATCAGGTTGATAGCCTGGGGATAGGCTCCCACGTCCACCAAACGCTGGACCAAATCTCCCTGGATCTTAGGAACAGTGGGAGAATACATTGCAGTCAGACCAGCAGTTGCAGCGTGCTTCATGTATTCCGAAGATGTTGGATCCTCCAGGATATCGCGAACGTCATGCAATTTGCGCCCAAAATCAGATTCGGGCTGCTGTAGCTTACGGATACCCTCCGCTAGCTTTGTCGTGGGCATACCCTTCTGGTCGACAATGGGGAACTGCTGAGCTACGGTCTTTGGATCATAGTTCCATGATCCGTCGGGATTGCGAGGCACATCAAAGAATCGATCATCTCCAAGATGCCGCGCGTTCGCCACGAACTTATCCGTCTCATCCTTGTCGAATTTATGGCCCCCCTGGGCCATCGATATGGCGAAGTTGTAGCCTCGCTCTGAATCTTTCACCAAAGCATCCGCGGCGTCTCGTGCGTTCTTTGCACTTAGGCCCTGTGCCTCGAGCTTGTTCTTCTCGGTTGCTGCCGCGCGCTCGAGCGCAGCAGCATGTGAAGCCTCAGCGGCGGCGCTAGCCGCGCCTGTCTGCGCACGCATCAGATCGATCTTCGGCTGCATCTGCCGCTCGGCGCGGTCACTCGCTTCCTTACCGCGAGCGATCTGCTCGTCTTCCATCTTCTGCCGTTCCTGCTCAGCAGCGATATATGCACCAGCCCGCTCCCGACTAATACCCAAGCGGGCCGCTGAGTCTGCCTGGCGCGCTCGAGACTCCGCCAGCAATCGTTGCTCAGCTAGATCCTTGCGAGCCTCGTCAGACTGCCGGTCTATCTCCCTTGTCAGATCGTACCGATTCTTGTTGCCATATAGATCATTGAACATGCTCATGTAAAGAGCACGTTGCGCCGCACCTAGATCAATCAACTGAGCCATTAGTGTGCGTAGCTCCCCGCTCCAGGCTGGTTAGCTCCCCATTGCACGCCCACGCTAGCGAACGGCGGGACAGACGACTGCTTCATGTAGTCCTGATACGCCCGAGCCATAGCTGCCTCACGGCTCCCTAGCTCAGCCGTCGCAACGCCAGCTTGGGCTCCAAGGAGTCCCGTCTGGCCCTGCTGGTAGATTCCCTGGCCCTGTTGGTACACATTCTGGGCTCCCTGGCGGAGCTGCTCAAGGTTCTGTTGGTACTCCGCGGCTTTGCTGGCCAGATCCGTAGACGTCCGCTCGCGGAGCGCTGCCTGGGCGTTCAGGTTGGCGCTAGAGTAGAGGGCTCCCCGAGAGCCCATCGTCTCCCCTATTTGGCCCGCCTGCTGATTCGCAGCCTGGTTCGTGACGTCCACATACTTCTGGAACATATCTTGGAAGTGAGGCGCCATACTCTCCTGGCCAAATTGCTGGACTTGTCCCCCATATTGCTGCATCTGGTTCCAGCCCTGCCCAATCATTTTGGAGTAGTCCAGGCCCGCCTGACCACCACCCACATAGTAGGGCTGGATCGTCTGGTTGACCTGTGGCGTGGCCGTCTGCTGCCCGAAGGTCGGTTGCGAAGATTGTTGCGGCATAGTGGACTCCTAGCCAGCGGGAGTGTTGGCGGTTCCGCCCATGCTCACCGGCGTGGTTCGTGCACCACCAAGCTGAGCTGATTGCCTACCCAGAATGTTCTGCTGCTTCGTCTGCAGCCTACCAAGCTTATTCTGCTGCTGGTGGGTCAGATTGTCCATCCCCTGCAACCTAGCAATATTTGCGTTCACCTTGTTCAGGTTCTGCTGCGTTGTTATGATCCGGTTGGCCCACGGGCCCACAGGTTGGCCCTGCGCCTGGGCTTGACGAGCCCTCTCCTGAGCCATGTAGAATGTCTGGTCGGGGCTCAGGTTCATGCCCGTGGGGCCAGCGGCTCCTGGCGCCGTCGTTTGGGACGCCTGGGCCGCTTGAGCACTGACGTACGGAATCGTCTCTCCGTGTCCACCCACGAACCCGAGGCCGGCAGCCTCGTTAGGAGTTAGGCCGGGCTGGATCAACGGGAACTTCGCCTTCGACATGTCCCCACCGGAGGCGATAATGCTCTGGAAGCTCGGCGGCATCTGGCCCTGATTCGCCACGGTCATCCTAGCGTAGTACTGACGCATGGCCTGGGAGACCGGATCCTGTGGCAACTTCGAGATAGTTGGGGTCGCCCCCGGTCCACTAGGCGTTTGGCTTGCTTGGTATGCACCCATACCAACCGTGGCCGCGGTGCCCACGCCCGCGATAACCGCTGCTGTTATTGCCGCCATACGTACCTCCTAATCAAAGAAACTGAGGAGGATCAACCGACTATCCTCGCGATCCTCACCATATCCGTGCCGGGGAATTGCTGCGTGCATCAAGTCCCCACGCATCACGAGTGCTCGATTTGGGGCACCCGGGAACTCGCCCACGACGCGCCAAGCCATCTCGTCGTTGTGATCTTCTTTCCACGCTTGCAGCTCCGCTTCAGTGCTTGGATGTGTTCGCATGCCTGTCTGGCGATGCTCGAGCAAGACCGTCGACGAGGGCCCAGGGTTAATATAGCAGAAGAATGCATACTGGCAAATCTCCGCGTCCGTGTGAGCCCACTGGGGCGGGTCGGTCCCACGTGGGCTAAGCCTAAATGCACTCTGCTTCTCTATCACCCGGTATCCTAGGACCCACGTCATCCCATGGATGATGCGCTCCATCACCGAGCTTGGCACTGGGAGCCCAATGTTGGGGTAGGTGATATGATCGTGCGGGGACTCCACGGGACCATACTCAAGCTCGCGCGCATAAGCCTGCAACAGATGGAACTCATAGCCAGGGAAGAAGTCATCTATCATGTACACATATGGATTCATTGCGGAACCTGAGGAGCCCCAGGCTTAGCTACGGTTGTTGTCGTGGTTGTGCCTTCCTGTGGTCGATACCCCGTGCAACCAACGAGCAGAAGGAGAACAAGCAAGAATTTCATAGCAACTTCACGTAATGCGTCTCGAAGGGAGCGTAGCCCTTCTTCTCATAGAAATGGGCCAATCGTTCGGGCATATTGTGGAGCATGTACGCCATCGTTACCCGTGTGGCCTTACGGCTTCGAGCCCACTCCTCGAACGCCTCGAGCAAAGCCGTGCCGCCCCCAGCGGCAGCACCTGGCCAAACGTACCAGAAGAGTTCGGTCGCGCAGGGCTCCCCATCGAACACGTTCTCATACAGGACCCCCGCTATCGCCCCCCTCAGGTCCCACCTGTTCTCGTACAGGCACAACACTATTCCCTGGCCAGCCTGCATGAACTCCCTCATCTTCCTCGTGAACACGCTCGCTCGGAACTTCATTAGGCTCTTCCCGTACATGTTCGCGAACACGTACCCCATCTCCCCCAACTGTTCGAGGTCGTGCTCCGTTGCCGTAGAGATCCTGAAGTTCCTCTCTGAGGATCCCAAAGACGTGGTAGTCTCGGTAGATTCCGTCACGTAGATGCGCCTTTCTTATAATGCCCTCGGGCTGGAAGCCCAACCTTAGGACGAGTTTAATCGCAACCTTGTTATCCTCGGGCAGCAGGGCCGTCAGCCGACGGAGCTGCGCTCGGTGCATGAAGTCGCCCATAGCGATCCTTATCGATTCTTCGCGGCCCCGGAGCCTTCGATCAAACATCACTAAATGAACGTTCGCGTCTAGCCACGGGCGCACATTCGTCGCTGCCGCCAATCCAATGATGTCATCCCCCTGAAAGAACTCGTAGAACTGGTTCTGCGGGGCCATCAAGCTGTTCTTGAACTCCTCGAATGTGCGGGGGATCACGTCATCAAAAACCTGCGGGAACTGTCGCATGTGCTCCCACAACCATTCCATCTTGCCCTTAGTCAATATGAGTGGGCGGAACGAAAGGGTCGCGGGGATTGACGGCTTTTCGGGTAGGGAAGAACTCACCACTGGGGACATAGACATCGGTGTACGCTCGCAAGGTTGGTCTCGCTGATCCGTTTTCCTTGGGATAGAAGAATCGGTACCGTCTAACATTCGAGGTTATGTTCATGTCCACGAAGTCAAAGCCCAGATAAGGCCCAAAAGGCTTGAGCGCTCTTTGATAGGGAAATGAGTTCCCACGGTCAACGCTCACCTCAAGCTTGAAGGCCGGGCCGTCCGGCGTCGGGTAGTCATCCGAGACCATCACGCGCTGAAGCGTCGCGTTCTGGAGCGCAGTTTGGTCATAAAACATGTCCGGCGTGTCCACAAACATGTCCATCCCACCATCATCTGGACGCCAGAACCAATCCCCGCAGATACGCTCGTCGATTAGAAAGTACCCGTTATCGGACGCTGCCAGGAGTTGTGGGTAATTCTTCGGATAACCATGCTCATTGTAGCCCGACGTACCGACTGCTCCGGGCAGAATGTGCTCCGCCAGCGCGTTCAGGTTGTGGAACGAATCGCGAGTCCACGAGTTGCGGAAGTAGTCGAATATTAGGGCTGTCCACTTTCCACACACTTGATCGGGTATGACAAGCCAGTACTCCTTGAAGCCCATAAACGCCGCCGCAAACGGCATATTCTGCCAAGTATAGGCAATGGACGGATCGAACATCTTGCGTAGGTACGAATGGATGGGGGACCCGATAGGGTTCAAATTCACACCATCCCACGAATACACATTGAAATCGTTCGCCACGAAGATGTGGGCCTGCCCGACACTCACCAGGGACCAAGGTAACATGCACCCTATCCCGTACACTTTGCCTTCGGGAATGAAAGGGGCGCTAGCATCACCAGTTGCAGAGAAGTCCACGATGGAGCTGTTCCGATAGACCACTAGCCGATCGTTGAGGAGCTTCCCACCCGTGATGGGCTCAACTGTTCCTTCATACAAGTCAACGAAGCCACCTCGGTAATGACCCGTCCCGTCGAGCCCAACCGCCCAGTCGGCGTAATTACCCAGGGTGCTCCACTGCACACGATTCGGCATCGGACCCATCGGGTTCGGTGAGTTCGTATCGGCCACGATGTTCATCAGGAAGACATGGTTCTTGAAATACTCGATAAACATGCCCGCGGGGCTAGCCACCTGGGTGATGCCGCTGGGCGACAGCGCAGATATCTCGCTCGCCCGCACAATCAAGAGCTGCTCCTCGCCCGCTGTCCAGCTAAAACGGCTGTCGCGACGCGGATACATCTGCAACGATCGCGGAGCCCCAAACTGGTGGGTAGCCACATCATACGCAAGAGCAGAGTTGGTGCCATCCAGCCCATAGATCGTCTTGTTGCCAGAAGCGTCAGTCTGCTCCGCAAACCCAAGTATCGGGCTGCCCAGAGTCTGAAGCGAAATCGATCGGCCAGGAGCCCTCATGATCTTACCGAAGCGGAAGCGGACATTCTGGCACCACGGCGAATACTCGGGTCCGATCGAATCTGCCGGAGCCGAAATCCAGAGACCCTTCTGTGGAGTAAGCTGTCGTGTGAACTTTTCCTGTGCCATCAATTATTTGAAACGGACACCTATGGTTGACTCATAGTTGTCCTCTTCTAGCATCAAGTTGTCCTGCCTGCTCAGCATGTCCGCATCAATCATCTGCCTGTACCCAGCGGATTCCTCAAATCGCTGGAGCGAGCTGAGGCCCTTCGCGACCGTCAATGTGATGAGCAACTCGTGCCACTCTCGCTCAAGTGGGATAATCAATCCGGGAGCCAATGGCGGGAGGCGGCGCCGGTACCTAACCTGAAGTTCGTGGCGCCGATCGGGGATTGGATCAAACTCGATGTAATCCTTGTACCGCGCGTATCTGACTGGTATGCCATGGCTGCGATAGACCCGATCGATTACCTGCCAATGAACCTGTTCGAATTTGCGCCACTTATCCCTTATCGATAGAATGAACCAAAAATCCGCCGGGACAGTTATGTTCCTCTGGTCAGGATGGAGCGTTACCTCGTAGAGCGCATCCAGCTCACGGAAGCTAGCCTTCGGGGCCTGTGTCAGCTCCGTAAAGGCGTCCATCGCCCACTGGTCCACCCGGCTGTCCAAGTCGGTCCGGTTCCCCATCCGTTGGATGATCTCCGCCTTCAGGTCGTCGTATAGTTGCGGATTCATTCATCATCTCCCTCAGGGTCAAGATGGCGCCCTCGAGCTGGTGACATTCGCGCTGTACTTGAACGAGCATATTTCGCCGCTCCTGTAGGCGCTCCTCGTATGCCTTGCATCGTTCCTCTATCGTCATGTTCACTCCTAAGCAAATTCTGCAACCATCAGCCAGCCGCCCTGGACATTGCAAGCCCCGACCACTCGGTCAATCGAGGAGGCGCTGATCTTCACACGCGCGGGGCCAGTGGGCGCTCGGGCCGTCTGACAGGTAGTCAGGGTGTAAGGAAAGAAGCTGATTCCGCTCGAGGAGATCACGCTGCTGACGCCATTTCCCCCAACGATCGTCCCATCTGGCACGCCTGGATTGCCCCCGGTCCAGATCAAGGAGTGGATTCCGGGGGTGGGCATAGAGCCATCGGAACCGATGACACCATTGATACTTGCCAGCGCAAGAAAGTAGCCCCCGCGCCCGGTCCAGTCCATCTCGGCAAGGAAGGTCTCGTGGCCCAAGACACCTAGGTCCGCTTGCTGGACCCCCGTAGCCAAGATGAAATAGGTCGCTACACCAAGGCCCAATTGCGCGAAGCCAATCGAGCTTCCAGCAAGGCTAGGATTCGGGTACGAGCCTGTCAGGGCTCCCCCCGCGGCCCCACTCGGTGGAAACGACGTAGGCGCCCCAGCTATCGCCGAATAGTTTATCGCCGAAGAATTGATGCCAGGGTTCGGGTAGCTTCCAGTCAGGCCCCCACCAGCAGGACCTATCGGCGGGAGTCCAGCCGGAATCCCAGGCGTCGTGGGCTTGTTACTAATCAGGTTGTAATCAACGCCAGGATTCGGATATGTGCCCGTCAACGCACCACCAGCCGGACCATTTGGAGGTAAGCTGGTCGGCACCGTCGGTGCACCCGTAACCTTAGACCAACTCACAGATGCGATGTTATAGTCGGTGATTGTGTTCGCAGCGATCTTACCGCCAGGGCCACCCGTGACAGCCCCAGCTCTAATGGTAGGAGCCGGATACGATCCAGCCAAATCGCCCTGACCTGCAGGAACAGCTCCTATGGGTATGCTCGACCATACAACCGTCTCCCCAGGACCAGGAACGTATACGCTGTTAAGCATCGAATTGGCCAGTGCGTACATTTGCTCGAGGTCAGCATCTAGTTCACTGGCCCAAATATCCGTGAATCCACGGTTATACTCTTCGTCAAACGTGCGGACATTGCCACGCTTGATCGATCGCTGCATAATAACCGTGCTCATTTGCTCTCCAGAGCTGCCACCCTATTACCTAGTTCCTTCACCGCGTTGACCAGTGCGATCAAGATTTCATGAATGTCAAGCGCAAGAACATCAGTCTCCTCAGCATCCCCTGGGCGAAGTTTCCGTCGACTACTAGTCACACTTTCAGGAAAAACGTGGCGAACGGCCTCAGCATCGAAGCCCGATGCCTGCACACCCTGTGGGGTCCCTGCTAGCCCATTTAGAGTATAGCGAATTGGTTCAAGCTGAAGAATCTCCGCGAGGCCATGTGGATAAGGCTCAACGTTGTCCTTCAGCCGAGGATCGCTCGGATTCGCCCAGGTCGTGCCACTAGCTTTCGTCGCTACTGCGCCGTTAATAGTGAGGTCCCCATTCGGAGGGACCACCCTGAGGAAGGGAATCCAGGCAGTGCTCGCGCTGCCGGGTACCCGATAGTCCAGTTCGAACGTGCCCCCACTCGAATGGACCGACATGTCTAGCGACCAGGACGCAAACGTTAGGTCGTCGATCGGAGCGATCGACGGCGTGTTGATACTCCACTCGGCATCGTGTCGCCCGTCCTTGTTCTTGTAATGGATCAGCCGGCTGGAGATGAGCGACCCCATGGATTGCAGCGCCAGCTGGCTGGCCACGTCGACCACACCCGCGGCCGGATAGTGAAACATGGTGAACGTGGCCGGCCCCCACCACGTGAGAAGCTCCCCGGGTGCCCGGTACGAGATCCCGAAATTGCAGAGGGTGTTCTCGGATCCTGACTTCCCAATCCCCGTCGAGAGGTCGACTGTGAGCGACGGCTCCGTCAGCACATCGATGCCCGGCTCCGAGGTCACGGACGTCGAGCCATCCCAGAAGAAGTTGTAGGCCAGCTCGGCGCCCGTAGGGTAGCCATAGAGGCGCGTCTTCGCCACCCCCGGCGGCCCCACCTCGATACCATCGATGCCCTTCGGGCCGCCAGTCGCCACCGCCGGGTCCATCGCCAGGGTCATCTTTGGATAGTTAGTCACCCAGGCTTGGCTCTCGTAAAGGGGATCAAGATCAGCATCCATTTCGGAGTTGAGAATCGGTACATTGGGTGGGTTCAGCTCCGAGTATCGACGCACACCACCGCGTTTTGTAGGACGTTGCATTCTACTCCCTCCCGCTCAGTCCCACTTCTAGAAATTTTACTCGATCCGCAAGTTCCTTAATCGCGTTTATCACCGCCACGGACATAGGGTTCATATCGAAGGTGAGGTAATCTTCACCATCAATATTTGTGGATCCGATGCATTCCGGGAGAACAGATTTCACGGCCTCCGCATCGAAACCATGACAAAGTAGACTCGGGTTCGATTTTAGACGGTATGTCTTTGGCTCGATCCGAGCGATCTCAGCGAGGCCAGCGGTATATGGGGCAATGTCAGTCTTCAGTCGTGGGTCCGAAGGATTGACCCACGCGGTCCCACTGGCCTTCGTGGCAGTGGGGCCAGAAATCGTGAGGTTGCCGCTGAAGTCAAGGGTGCCGATCACACCAGTCCAGTTGCTAAACTGCACGACCCCACTCACGTGAGGGAAGACAACAAATGGGGAGAACCCGGCTGGATTACTACCAGTCCACCCAAGGGGCTTGCAGCTAACACTCCAACTCGTAGCAGCCGGAGCAACGTTAAAATCGAGCGACCAAGTAGACCTGGTAGAATCATACACTGTTGAGTATTGATTGTTCATAGTGAGCTGTGCATCTTCCCCGAAATGTATCAGTTCCATTGGAATTGACATCGAGGAGTGCCCAAGACCAAAGTGAGTGCCACCGCTCGCTTGCATTTCCAGCCAAAATGTTGATCTCCAGCTATCAGGCAACCCCGAAGCACCGGGAGGCGCATAGGAGCCATTCAGTGCCCACAGCCGATTCGGGTTTTTGGCACTGGCAGCACGCCTATTCCCTGTGTTCAAATCCAGTGTGAGACACGGTTCTGACGGATCATCGTAGATAACATAAGTCGCCGCGGCACCCCAGTGCATATTATAGGTGAGTTCGGCGCCCCCATCATAATTGTAAAGGCGAGTTTTACCCAGATAGCCCGCATCAGGATTACCGATCTCAATCCCATAAAGCGCGGGATTCGTGGGACCAGGCACCGATGGAGGACTCACCAAGGAGGCCGTTTCACTCGTAAGGTTAACGGTCCACAATCGCTCAGCAGCCCAAAGAGGATCAAGGTCGGCGTCCATCTCAGTCCTAAGGATCGGAACATTGCTCGGACTTAGATCCGAGTAGCGAGTGACACCACCACGCTTGGCAGGACGCGTCGCCATAATTACCTCCTACGCTCACTCATAGCTTGGCCTGAGCAATTCTCGTCGCCAGGATCGTACCATTTGCCTTCATAGAAGCGGCCCTCATACCAACGCGTCCCAACGACCTCGCCCTGACACGTGACAGGCTGCTCCGACACGATTCGGCGATTAGCTTCCGCTTCAGTTGGTATCGTCGTCTCGGCCATGATCTCGAAGTGGGCCTTCTGGTCGTCACAATTCTTATCAACCAACCGCTGGCTCCGATAGTGTCTTATGCCCTCACTAAGTGGGAAATAGAACCCACAAATCCAACACTCGAACCACCGATCGCCTACACTAGGATGAGTTGGGACTCCCATATCAGATCCTTGGTGGGGGCATCGGAACCTGCATCGGGAAGTTCACGGCAGTCAGCAGCACGTTCGTGATGATTCGTACCTTACGGATCGCGGCATCTGTCTCCGCGTCATATTCGCCTTTGCCGGCGTACGTCACGGCCTCGTGAATTAGATTCATCGCCATTGTCTCAAATTGGGCCACCGGATCATCTGCCATTGCTCACCTCGCTAGTCTAGATTGACCCACGCGCTGCCGTTGAATCCCTGGAACCGGCCATTGGCAAATTGAATCGTTCCCGCTCGTGCTGGACTATCGATGAGCGGACCAATTGCCACAGCGTGTGAAAAGACTGCCTGGCCGTGCCAGATCTCTAGTCCATCGAGTCCCCAGGCACCAGCCCAGCCGGTGTTGAAGCGCATCCAGATCCTGCAGGTTGTTGCGCTGTCCCATAATCCATCGCTAAAGAACTGGATGCCGGGCTCGTTGTACGTCGTGCTGCCCGTCCATCCCCCAGACGCGGAAATGCGGATCGCACCGAGCTGTTTCCCCGCGGCCAGTGCGCCGGGCTGTCCGAGCCAGAGGATGGCAGCGTCCCAGTAATTGCCGCCTCCGTTCCAGATTGCTACGTTCCGGGTAGGATTCGGTATGAGTGGGTATATCGGATATCCACCAATCTCCCACCCGCTCACTGCGGGAGTCTGCCATGCGATATCTTGATCCCAGGTCGACCGCTTCGTGAGCACCTGACCCGTTGTCCCACCATTTGGCACAATCGAGTACCACGTGACGTCTCGATCAGTGCTCGATGACTTGGTGAGCACCTGAAATTGTGTGCCACCAGTTGGTACCAGGCCAGCGGCCGGTGCACCACCACCAGCAAAGTCTACCCACTTCGCGCCATCATACCCTTGAAACGCGCTCCCGGTGAATTGCACTGTGCCTGAAAGCGCACTGGTCGCCGCGCCAATGCGGACGCTTCCACCGACCTCGAGGGGCATCGAGAAGATCGAACGCGCGTGGTTGACCTCCAGACCATCCAGTGCCCACGGACCCGCATAGCCAGTATTCAGCCGAATGTAGACAGTATTGTTGGTATTGCCTGCCCACGCCTGGTCCGTCACGAAGGCGATACCGGCAGCATTATTCTGGACGGCCCCATACGACCCAGCCCCACCGAGCAGGATCCGTCCCAACGTGACGCCATTCGAAACAGCCGTAGTTTTCCCGAGCGTGAGCGTGGCCGGATCGTAAAATGTCTGGCCGTCGTTTATCACCCACGCCGGTCGGTTCCCGGTCGAATAGATCCCGTAGGCGTTGGAGGTCCATTCGCCCGCGCCGGCTGGCGCTGCCCACGTCGTGGCAAAATCCGCCGCGCTGCTCTTCGTCAACACCTGCCCGGTGGTTCCACCTGCCGCCACGCCCGGACCCGCTGGTCCCGTTGCGCCAGCCGCGCCGGTCGCGCCGGGGGTCCCGGCAGCACCAGTATCGCCCTTCGCACCTTGCGCCCCTGGTGTCCCGGGATCACCTTTCGGGCCGGGGACTGTCGACGCGGGGCCGGCTGGTCCCGGGTCGCCTTGGGGCCCCAGGGGGCCGCGCATGTTGGTGCGCAGCGTCCACGCGTTGCCAGACGTCTTCTCGTACACATCGCCGTTCGTGGTGTTGAGGTACCAGTTGCCCTGCGACCCGAGGTTGCCCGCAGGCACCGTCGCGCCACTCATCATCGCCCCGGAGGCCGTGCCGGCTGGCCCTGTCGCGCCAGTCGCCCCGGTTGCTCCGGCGGCACCTGTGAGTCCACGAATATTCGTTCGCAGCGTCCAGGCGTTCGCGCCGGTCTTCTCGTGGACGTCGCTGGTATCGGTGCGGAGGTACCAGTTGCCAACAATACCAAGCGCGTTTGCCGGCACACCCGTACCGGAGAGCCAGCCGGGTCCTTGCGGACCCGTGGGACCAGGCACGGTGGAATCTGCTCCGGTTGGCCCAGGTGGACCAGTGTTACCCTGCGGACCAGGTGGCCCCGGAACGGTTGAGGCAGCTCCAGTCGGACCGGGTGGCCCAGTGAGACCAATATCGCCCTTCGCTCCCGGTGGACCTGGAACAGTCGAGTCAGCGCCTGGAGGCCCGGGATTACCCTGCGGACCAGGATCTCCTTTTGCTCCTGGGGGACCTGGAACCGTTGAGTCGGATCCCGGAGGTCCAGGCAGACCCATCAGTCCTGGGTCGCCTTGCGGTCCTTGCTGTCCTGTCGCGCCTGTCTGACCAGTTGGACCAGGTGGGCCCGTTGGGCCAGCAGCTCCGGTATCGCCTTTCGCTCCAGCGGGGCCAGGTACAGTGGAATCTGCACCGGGCGGACCCTGTGGTCCTGTCGAGCCAGGAGGTCCAGGAACGGTTGAATCTGCACCAGGCGAGCCTGGAGGTCCAGCGGAGCCTGTCTGTCCCGGAGGTCCCGTTGGTCCCACATTTCCCGTGTCTCCCTTGAGTCCTGTAGGACCCGCCGGCCCTGTGCTTCCCTGTGGACCAGGCACAGTCGAGGCGGGGCCCATCGGTCCGATAGGACCCTGCGGACCCATGGGGCCTTGGAACGGCCCCACATCGGTCCACGCAGTGCCACTCCACACATTTAGGTGGCCGTTGTCCTGCGTGATCCAGGCATCGCCGATTGTTGCACCCAAAGGGAGGGCCGCAGCATTTGCGACGGTACCCTTGATTGCGGCCCCAGCACCACCCACGCCACCAATAATCGCGCCCTGAGCGATCTGGGGCTTCGCTCCCATGAAGATGTCTTGCAGTGAATCGACCAGCTGGCGCGCCCACCGCAGCAGGTCGGCATCGCCAATCAAGCGAGGGAGCGATGGCCTCACAACGTTAGCCACAACGCTCGCCCCACCGCTGAGCATCGCAGAATCGGCCCAGGTAATCGTCCTGCGCGAACTCAGCTGCGCTAACTGCTTCAATTAGATTTTCGTCTCGCACGATCAATCCAGGTAGCTTGGGGAAGCTGACGACCCAGACTTCCCCATCATGTTCAATTTCAATTCGGTATCGCGGATCCATCAGAAATTCATTGTAAACGGGATCGCATTTGACACGATCACATAGTCCGACCAGTCCATGCGCCACAAACCCACGCTGAGCATGACGGTATGGGTTGACCCTGGCTCGGGATAAACGGTAATGTTTCCTCGAGTCGGAATTCCGAAGCCACGGGGATCCAGGCGCATAGTAGTTTGGGTCGCCTCCCAGACAGAATCAAACCATCCGTTCCAGGCAATCCCATTGATGAGGACTTGCTGAGAGTTCGTTCCCCAGTCGTTGGGCGGAGGCGGGGACACCGGAAATGTCCCAGTAAGTGTCAAGGCGGTACTGAGGCCACTGTCTCCTACCGCCCATGGATTGGGGCTAATACTGGTGAGCATCAGTTTATTTGGATTTGTAACCGCGACGAGAGACACTTGCACGTTCTCGCCATTGATCCACGGAGGCTGCGGAGGACCCATGACCGTCCCAATGTGCGGCCCGGTCCATGTGCCACCATTAGCCCACATGAGGGGAACGGGCGCATTTATGAGATAGTCAAAGGTGAACGGTCCCGTGAGTGTATATGTTGATACAGCGCCACTGGTTTGTCCGGTGAGAGTTATCTTGGTGCCAGCATCCAAGGTTAGAAACTCGGCGGTGTGATCCTTTCCAGCGTTATCAACGACGGAGATGGCCCAGCGATCTACGGTCCCCATATTCCTCAACTCGCCAGGTGCCATGTCGCTCAGAGATCCGTTGGCGGCCATAAGGGTATAGTGGGCCGACTCCAGGCCACCATTGGGGCCGGCCCCACCACCGCTACTAATCGAGCACCAGCCAGGGATTGTATCAGCCTTCAGGGAGCCCCCAGAATAGTACCACGCCATACCATTCCAGTTTGCATCCACAAACCCGATAGCTGCCGTTGGGCCCGAAGAATTGATCACAACACAGTTAGGGGGCTTCAGGCTAGCAGCTCGCTGCAACGGCGTGTCAACTAGAATCGTGCGGCCCTTTAGATAACGGCCCTGAGCACCACTCGGCGCGAAGTTAGCCTGCGCGTTGCCTGCATCCTGCGCGAGCCACTGGGACTCGCCCCCGAAACCCAAAGTCATCATGGTCCCATTGTCGAGCACATACAGATATAATATACTGCTATAACCGGACTCAGTAATCATGAGACCCAGGGCGGGCGCATAACCTGGCGTAGGGGTAATCATCACATCGCTGACCACGCGCGGGGTTCCATACACAAGAAAGCCATCAGGAGGCACACGCGGTGGATTAAAAGGCACAGGAGTTGCCGTAGCTTGAAAGATGGCAGCACCACCCGTTGGATTTGTGGTCACCTCCTTCACGCCGCCAAACCGCAGCTGCATCGGTGAGGTGCCAGTGACGTACAGGTATGCCTCATTACCCCGCGAGGTCTCGAAGACCAGTGATCCCTTTGTCCCAAGCTTAGACAAAATGGTCAGAATGCTAGGAAATTTGTCCGATCCCAGAACAGAGCAACATCTGGGATAGACGTCTGTAGTTGGAGCTGGAACTGGCATAAAGTTGGCCCTCCTCTGTGCGCTTCAAATCATTGAAGCGTCACGCGATTAGGCCCCCTGTGAGCCGTAGACGCCGCGCCACTCGCCAGCACCCACACTGAAACGCTGGAAGCTCTTGAACTTCGCGTCGCCGGTATCGAAGTCATCTCCGTTCTGGAAGCGCTCCGGCTGCCTCTCGAAGAAGTTCAAGTCGTGATCGCCCTTCCCAGCGAGCAGGAACCACGAGTCTGGATCCACGATGTAGTGGCCCACCATATAATCGAGGCCCTCTTCGCGAATCGCGTTGATCTCGTTGTTGCTGGTGTACGGCCGGAACTCCGACCCCAGGATCTCTCGAGCAGTCATCTTGAGCTGAGGCCCAACTAGCAAGAGCTTGGGCTTGATGACCACCGGGATATCCATCTCGTCCGAGAGCACCTCGAAGCTGATAATCGCGGCCTCGAGACTGGTTGGGCTAAGATCCGCGTCGGTGGTAGCCCGGTTGCTTCCAGTCCCGCCACCTAGCTTCGTGTGGGTTGACGCAATGATTGGCTCATTGTTCCCGAACTTTGGGAAGCCATACTCAATCGTGAACCCATTGTTCAGCATGTTGAAGAACGCGACCTCCCTGGCGTTGCGGGCTGCCTTGGCAAGCTCGCGCGTGTTCTTCTTCATGACGTTGTATAGGTCGTCTTCCATCATCTCCAGCGTGACCCGGAAGCCGAGCCCATACGTCAAGTGCGTGTAGCGCTTCTTGCCGCCTTGCCGGAAGTCCTGGTACTGAATCCCACGACCCTCGGGCTTGACGGGCATGGATCCGAGTCCACCCACCTCGAGGTCTTCCTCGTAGGCGCGCTCGCTCGTCTCTTCGTTGGCGATTCTGCTATACTCGGGTGGCCGCTCGTCCAATAGCTGGAAGAAGACTTTGCGGAGTCCCGGCGCAAGCAGGAATGAAAATGCACCAGTTACGTTTACCATCTCATGCCGCCTTCGCTAGCTGGCAAGCCGACTCGAGGAACTTGCCGACGGCACATATCACCCCGCTAGGCCGCTCGGTGTAGATATAGTACACCAAGAAGGTGCCCGCGGTGGCCCGGTCAGCTGCCCACAACGCACCAGTCTTAACGATTGACACGAGCTTTCCCACGTCGGCCTGAACGCCACCGTTCATCTGCACGCCAAATAACGTATCGTCATTGGCCACCCACACCGTTACCGGCTGACCCGCCGGGGGCGGAAGGTAGCGGGACATGCCAGCTCCGTTGGCAGGCATGGCCGCTATCCCTATGAGAGACGCCGCGGGCGAAGCCGCCTCCTGAACCGTTCCCGTCGCGCTGAGTACCACTGGGGCGCCCACCTCGAAGGTCTGCGCCGCCGCCTCAGGAAAAGTCAACGTGAGCGGACTGTTGCCCGACACGGTCTGCTGTTGCGTTAGTTGTCTCATTTCTCATCCTCCAGTTCCACGTCATCCCTAGACACGGATCCCGGATAAGCCCCAGTGTCGCGGTGCTCCTCATATCCGCGGTCGCCCACCTGCGCCTTGAAGCTAGCTGAGACGCCCGTCGCAAGGGCCCGGATCTTCGCTGCGTTGCGGCGCCGGTACTCCTCGTGCAGTTCCTTAGGAATGCGGGCCAGAACAAGGTCACCCACCTCGACTGCGCCGGTTGTCAGCTCGCCCGCCTTCATTGGTGTGTTATCCGTGCAGACTCCCTGCTCTGGCCCGCCCTGCACGATCTCGTACTTGAGGAAATCCCGCTTACGAGTCAAATTCAGCCGCTCCTTGCGGAGCCACCGATAGTGAAAGTTTGGATCCTTGTTCTTGACATGCAGCGGATCGTAAACGCCCGCTGCGATTTGCTTGTCCTTCTCATCCTTGACGAATTCTACGCTCATGCGGCCTTACCTCGCTTTGGTGGCTTTGGCGGTCTCTCACCCGCCTTTGTTCCCCACTTGTGCCAATCGTCTTCGTCCATGTCTTTGAAGCCAAGCTTCATGACTTCCTTCTCCTCCCTCGATAGAACCTGTTTTCGGTCCCTATCGGGCTCGGCGCGACTGGCACCCTCGGGCTGGGAAATCCGTTCCCGTTCGGCCTTACGTGCATCTTCCATCTCATCATCGAAGTGCTGGGATCGCACGTACTTGAGCGCCGCCAAATACGATCCGGGTTTTGCCTTCACGTCGAGCGGCATGTCCTTCATGAACTCGTCCACTTCTGGTCCGTACTTCTTGAACAGCTCGGGTTCCACCTGATACGCGCTGGCGCGCTCGGTGTCCGCCGTGCGCCCGAAGTACTCCTGCACGATTGGCCCGACCCGCATGGTGACCAAGTCGTTCATAGCCTTCACCGGATCTTCATCGAAGGACTGGCGAAGGCTCTTGACGGCGTTCTCGGCCTCCTTCTGCGGGATCTCGCCCTGTGCAGCGGCGCGCTGGATCTGATCAAGGATAACCTGGACCTGAGCCCTCGCCCCGGAAGCCTCTTCGAGGCTACGCTGGGCAACAGCCTTGAACTCCTGGTTCTCCTTATTGAGGCGCTCTATCTCAGCCTGGAGGTCTTTTTCCTCAGCCTGTGTAGCCGCCTTGTCTTCCGTATCCGGCATCGTCTTCCCCTTGTCTCTGCTTAGCTTCCTCTAGTCGATCCAGTAAGTGGTCTCCGAACTGGATGAACACATTGATTCCGTTAAGTTCCCCACGGATCTCGAGAAACTGCTCCCAGCTACTGACCGCCGACAGGCGCAAAAGGCAGTCCTGGCGTGCTAGCAGCAGGTGGTCCCACAGAAGTTGCCACTCCGGGCTGTGCTGCACCCGGTGGAGCGCCTCCTGAAGTACCTGGCGGTCCTGGTCCATTTTGCATGTTCTCCACGATGCTTGGCGGCAAAATCGTATCGACGGCCCGGATCTCGTATGTCTGGACGATCATCTTCATCAGATACCGAGCGCCATCGGCCATCTGAAGCGCAAGTTGTTGGATCGGCGGTGGCGTTGCCGGATTCATCGCGACACCACTGATCTGCAAGAGCTGTTGGTAATATTGGGTCAGTTGACCCATCATTGCCATCAGGCCCTGTTTCTCTATCTCTCGGTTAATCGTTGCGGTGGACGCAGTAAGCTCAATCCCGATGCCATCCGCGATAAACTCATCAGGCAGGCTGAGAGCCTGCTCGATAAGTTGACCGTCGCTTCCCTTAACGAAGTACGCCATCCCTGCAGGCCGAAACTGTGCATTAAGCAAGAGCAGTTTTTTACCCACACCTCCGAGGCACTCCCGAATATCGCGAACATTAAGATCGAAACGACGATTACCCTCCTGGATGAGGGCCAGTGTGCCGGTCGCCGTCGCGCGATTTCCGATAACTGAGCTCTCGCGGCCCAGCTGATAATCTGCAATACCGCTCCGACGCTCAGAGTACGCGAGGCACGATTGCTCGAGTTGCTGCATGCTGGGATATATGTCTGCCATCGGCAATGTGATGACATCTTTCCCGGGCTCAGGTACCGTCAGGAATCGACCAGGCCAGATACGAGTACCATTACGAACAACGCCGCGACGGCCAACAAAAAAACGAGTATTGGCCAGTGTGGCATTATCCACTTGTTGGTTATGTATCGTGCTGATTTCCTCTTGAATGAGCTGAAGCTGTCTCGAGATCCCAATGCCCTCACGCTTTCCTTCACGATCTATAAACTTGGCCTTGAAGAAAGGACGCTGGCCCGTTATGTCAGGATTATAGACGCACCTGGCAACGGTCCTTGTCTCCTTATGGAAGGTGATCATTACAGGCACAGGCAACTTCGAGCCAGCCAAGGGTAAATCCGCGTAGACTTCATACAGCGTATTCAGCTTCTCACGGGGGCGTCGAACTTCGCGCTCAAACTGGTTCTCCTCTAACTTCTCCTGCTCAGGCGTGGGATGTTCTTTTGAGCGAATAATCGCGTCTACGCCGTCGTACACCCGATCGTGCTTGCGCCAGGCTAACTCTCCATCGCTCAGCCGGATGCGTTGGGCGATCCACTCGCTCTGCATTAGCTCATCTTCGATGCCAGACTGGCATATGATATCCTGCAGTAGGATATGCTCGACTGCGGGCTTACGAACAATTGTATCAACCGGGCGGGCTGCGCCGCTCTGGATCCGAAAGGTCCTCTGGGTGAACGATGTCCAATAAACCTTCATGTACGCCCACCCATGCTTCACGACCTCCATGATCCACGAACGGGTCTGCATGTACATGTCCAGTTCGTTCACACGGGACCACTCCATGAAGTCCTGCAATGGATGCACGACGGGCTCGAGGTCCTTGATTAGCGCCTCACTTGACCAGAATGGCTGGACGGCAAAGATCGTGTTCATTATCCGGGCCACGATCGAATCGACCGTGATGCCCACCAGCGGCACAACTAGATTTGCTGCGCCGTCCCATGGGAACGACTTGCGTTTGCTGAGCGGATCGCCAAGATACAGTCGGTTAGATTCGTCGATCCACTCTAGTTTGCGCTCATGAGCCCGCAGCGCCTCCTCAAACTCGCTATCGAGATAAGCTGGAAGCCACTTCCTATCTTGCTCCGTGAGGGCTACTGGAGCGCCCGGAATGACACCCGAAACGACCGGCATTAGACTTTCTTAGCCACTCCCCACACCTTCGAACTGCGCGATTTACCCAGATCGCCAGACTTACCTGTGCTGGATAGATTACCCCTTAACTCAGGGGACTTCGTCGCTGCCTTCTGGACGTTGCCCCCACGGCGTTCGTTCCGCTGTGACCTTGACATCACCGATACCCCATCTGTGACATGATCGATTGAGCAACCTGCGGCTGGAATGTTGCTGGGATCCCCGCCACGCCACCTGACGCCTGGCCGGCCCCCATAGCCGCGATGGGCCTGATCCGGCCCTTCATCAAGCGCTGGAGGATAGTGCTCTTGTTAATCTGATCGCCCATCTTGCCAAGCTGATCTACCAGCGACGCGAACGCTCGAGCATTAGCAGTACGTTCCTGTGGTGTGTCGCCCATCGACATTGCCATGTTGTTTAGGTGTTGCATACCCGCATACGCATCGGCGAGTTGACTCATACCCTGTGGCTGGCCCATACTTGGATCGGTTGGCGCGGGACCACCCCCGACTGCTGTGGAGCCAGTTGCCCCGCCTGGCACGTCCATCGAATATCCGACGGACATGTCAGGCAGCGCTCCTGGCGAGCCGCCACTACCACCCGTAAGTCCACTTAGCATTTGTCCCATCATTTCCTCCCGTTTATCATAAATGCCTGAAATGGTGAAGCGTGCATATTTTGGAACACTTTGTACATGCCCGCACGATCGGTCACGCCGGCATTCTGCAACATTTTCATGCGCTGGCTAGCCGTCAGGCCCTGGGCCATCTGGCGATTGCGATAAGCCGTGAGCCCAGTGTTCGGGTTCCACGCCGGCGTCCCGAGGCCCATCTGGGGTGTCAGATTGGTTACACTGTTCGCCAGTTGAAGGAACATTTGATGCTCAGCTTGTGTCATAGCAAAAACACCATAATATCACCGCTGATGTTCATACTGAACGTTATCCCCGTGCATACGCTATAAGTACCATTGAGACCATCGCCGCCTACGTACCCACCGCCGTTGCCGCCGGTGCCACCACCACCATTTGTAGATCCACCGCTGCCCGTACTATTCCATATCGCATTATTCCAGGTACCGACGTTCCAGCCACCTTGCCCAGGAGTAGGAGGAGTCACGGCACCATCCCACGGCTCAGTGTCCCAAAGACCGACATCCCATCCATCCTGCCCGCCGGGACCGGGTGAAGGACCGGGTGTGGGACCGACGCCTCCGAGGTAGGTCCTGGGAAACAAGAGGGCTATCTTACGCGCTCGCTTGCCCGGAACATCGACTATCCACTGACCACCTATGGGACCATTCGCGCCAAATGGCTGAATCCCGGCCTTCCCATCCGCTGCCTTCCAGCCACTTGCGATCAGGATGAAGATATACGACTCTTCAAGAACATCCCAATTGAAATGCCATGTAGAATCTCGAGTCGGCTCGAAGTGCCAACTCATCTGCCGCCCGAACTGCGAATTGCAGAACCAGTCAAGGGTAAAGTCAACCGACGATGGAACTATCTCGTCGGTTTGAGTCATGTCGACGCGGATGATGGAAGGCATCACTGGCCTCCGGCCGGCTCTTGTATCTGTTCTTCCTGCGGAGCTTGTTGCATCTGCTGCCACGTCATCTGTTGCCACGTCTGCATCGCGCTGAGGATCCGGTCGGTTGCATGCTGCCCTAATGGGACACTTGAGTAGAGATCACCGTTCTGATCAACGCGCAATGCGCCACTATCTAGCAGTTCTCTGACCCTCGCATCAAAATTATCTACTGTACCACGTTTTAAATCGTAGTTGAAATCGCCCAGCAGACGGATGTGCTGGTGCCGTTTGGCTCGCTCAGTGGCAACCTGGAGACCATAATTAGCAATATCACGCTCGAACATTCGTCGTGCCAGCTCATCCTCAGCGCGAGTTGTGCGCCGCCCAACCGATGGCTCTTCTACTTTGGGCTCTTCTACCTTAGGCTCTTCTACCTTAGGCTCCTCGCCACTAGGCTCGTTATAGAGATACCATGTCTTTGGGTCGAGCTTCTTCCATACAATGTCGCCGGTTGTCGATGAGGCTGGCATCAGTACCCCGTATAGGCATTGACGCCCTCGAATTTGGGCGGTCTATCGTCGTCGGGTTCGGTCTGCAGTAGATCCGGCCCATCCGGAGCTACCCAGACTTGTGGTCCATATCCGAGGGCGTCAAGCAGGTCTACAGTCTCACCTAATGGGAAGCTCTCGAACTCCTCCACGAGCAACTTGCAAGTGCTGCGCCGCAACCATAGCTTGCCGCGCTCGGCGTAGGGTTGGAGGCCACGTATCCGTGTCTCTTTCCCCTCGCGGCTGCCAGGCCGCACTTCCCGTATGTTCAGCCACCGCTTGCGGCGCAGACACTCAGCTTCCATGAATCCCTTAAGAGCACGTTGGTACGCGACGCCCTCGACGGCTACGAGCATGGGATCCCACCGCTCAGCCATCTCGAAGACCTTGTCGATCATCTGAAGAGGCTGGCACCGCTCGGCCCACGCCTCGAGCACAAAGATGCGCTCAGTCTCGTCGAGGCCCGCACAGACCACCGCGGATCGAGCGGCGTAACTCTTCTCGCTGATTGCGGGGTCGATCAGGATAACGGGCACAACCTTGGACGGCTTGGGCTGCCCGATCACGCTCAGGAGCTGAGCGCCGTCGTCATCGGGCGCCCACCCCGACAATTCGTAGAAGCGGAGCCATCCCGGATCGAAGGTCATGTGCTCCGGGTCGAACGGCTCGTTCAGGTACTGGCATGAGAACTTAAAGGAGCCGATCTTGGCCCTGATCCGGTTCAGCTCGTCGAGTGGGAAGCGCTCGGGCCACAGCACGCGACCACGCGGATCGATCGCCTTACGGTGGAACAAGTCAACGTCTATCTCGTGCTCCTGGATCCACGAGTAAAGATCTTTGAAGGTCCAGGTGGTACCATACACGTCGATTGGATTCGTGGGCTTCACAAGCAGGGATTCGGTATAGAGGTACCAATCGATCGTCTTCCGCATCACATCCACCGACTCACTAGCCTCCTTGCCCACCAAGTCATCAAGCTTAATGTGAGTGTAGTGGCGAGAGACCACAGCTCCACCCACCCCCATAGCCTCGACCGTAGACTCGGGGAAGTCTTGGGAACGAGGTACAAGCATCTCGGTCTCGCTCCACTTCGTCTTCTGCGGATCCGGGATAATCTCAGGGAATAGCCATCGGAAAAGCTCGCTCCGTTCGAAGACAGCTTGGATGCGTCGGAGGAAATGTGCAGCGTTAGTCGCGGTTTCATTCCCGATCAAGATGCGGATGTTTGGGTCCACGGCTATCCGTCGGACCGTGTCCGCGATGGTCCAGATGGATGTTTTGAGGTGGTCTCGTGGGACCAGTCCGAGTTTTCGACGGGTGGGTCTCTCGATCCATCGACACATATCGCCGTGAATACCAGGGACCAGATCCTCGAAGCCCACAATTGCCTTTCCCATGACGTAGGTAGATCGCTGGGATTGGAATCGCAAGGACTGGCGCACACTTTCGGAGTGGTCATCATCTAGGCCCTCCGCTGCGGCCATCCCAGCATATTCGAAGTCGCTCAGCATCTATGGACTTCAATCTTTTGAAGTTTCCTCTTCGTCTTCGGTGTCTTCAAGCTCGCTGAGTTCTTCCTCGGATGCCTCGTCGGCTGTCGGCTCGTCCTCGGGGGTCTTCATGTGTCCTCCTAAAGTTTCTTGAGCCCAACACGGGCTGATCGCTCCATCATGTCGGGGAAGTCCTGGTAGGGCGTAGACTGAAGGATTGGCGTGTTACGGGCGTTGCCCATGGCCTTGTCAACTATGCCAAGCGATCCCTCGAGCGTAGCCTGGGGATCCTGCCGCCACTCCGACCGATCGTACCACAACCGCTTCCGCGATATGCGCGGGGTGTTGCGAGGATACTTCAATGTGACGTGACGGATATTATTGAGAGCCTTCACCCGGCACCCCCGCCGCCTGCACCGGCCCCACCCGCGCCACCATCACCTCCGCCGCCGTAGCCGCCTAGGCTCCCACCAGGCCCCGACGCGCTCGCAACACGGGTGCTTCGGGGCACTTTTTTGCGCGCCTTCGGCGTCTTCATCGACCGGACCGAGGAGACGAATTCCTTCTTCTGGGCCTTGGTGTATCTTTTCATTTACGCATTCCCTTTAGCGTTTGCGCCAACCTAGCCCGCTGACCGATCTTTCCACCCTTCGCTGCCGCCGCTGCTATCTTCTTCGCTGGGATCTTCTGGCCCTGTGGAACCCCCAAATCTCGATGGAGCTGGCCAGGTTTCTTGATCGCTCCCTGGATCCACTTCTTCGCCATTATACCTCCTTGGCGACACGTCGATTGCCTGGTGCTCTCTCAGGACTTGGGCCACCCGGCCCAACGCGTCCGCATCAATTGTGTGGGTTACCTCGGTCTGAATCTTGGTTGGCGCCCGCTTCCCCGCGCGATCTAGGATGTCTTGGGCGGTCGTGGCTGCGCCCAACTGGGCACGGATGCTCTCCTTCTGCTCGAACAACCGCTCCATCACTTCCTTCTCGATGACGAAAGCTCGATTAGCTGTGTGCGTGATCGCCTCGTCGAGAACTTTGGCACCATTTCTGATATCGTTCGCAAAGGTAGATTCGATGGCAAGCAAATAACGAGCCACACGCGGGCGATTGAGGATTGCCTTGATTGTCATGTAATCGACATCAATGAAATGCCCAATCGTCTGCTCGGACATGCCTGCGGAGCGCATGAGCGCTATGCGTCGCTCGAGCGGCTCCAGGTCTCGATAGTCGAGGTGTCGGCTCATATGCTGTACTCTTCTGCGGCTGCCCGGCGCTGGTCCACGGTGTTGGCCAGTGTCAATGGCCGCTCAACATATCGGCCGAACCGCTCTGCCATATCTGCCGCTGACCCTCCACGTCCAAAAGCGTTTTGATAGGCTCGACGCTCGTCAGTCCCGCCATACACGACGGATTGGCCGTTGCGCTCCATGTTTATGTAATCCATCTGGACTTCAGGGTCCTTCCAGTCACGACCGAACGCTAGGCCATAACGCTGGAGACCCGCCAGACGATCGCCATTCCATTGCATGAGGCCAAAGCTCTGCTCACCTGGACTAAGTGACTTGATGCCTGGAAAGAATCCACTCTCTACGTGAACATTACCAGCAGCCGCGGCAGCTTCGGCAGGAGTCCACCCACGATTTATCATGCCCTGTACGAAGTTGTGACCCGCCATGCTGGTACGTATCACCGGTGGGAGCTTGGCTCTGTAGCCCAGAGCTTTCGCTTCGGGCTTCGCTTGTGGCTTCTCTTGTGGCTTCTCTTGAGTTTTTGGTTCTGTTGGCTCCTCCTCTTGATCAACAGGCGGAAAGCTTGATGGGCCAAGCAAGTATTGAGGAGGGTTTCGCGGCTGGTTCTGCGCCCTAAACATGTCTTGGAGCACACGCTGTAGTAGCGCAGTGGCAATCGGATCACTTAGGTCTATGTACTTGGTTTCAGCCACAGGTAGTTAGTAGGGTGACGTCGTGGAGATCTAGGCCGGGGACGACCTGTCTCTGTGTCTTCCCATGACACGACACGACATACACGACGTCACCCGTGAAATAGTCGAGGTATCGGTCGACACGTTCGACCCCATGCCCACACGCGGCGCACAACGGCCACTCCATCACATGGGCGGAGTCTTGCCTGGCTTTAGAGTCGATGAGCCCACTCCTCGAGCTTTGGCCGTGCGGAGTCCAGCCTTCGATAACAGGCCTGCAGGGCGCTTCGGCCCCACTCCAGCAAAGTTGGGAAGCTTTGATGTAGCTCCAGTGGCGATGCTCTTCCCGATGCGCCGCTTAACATTCATCGGCTTCTCCTAAGGACAGCCGCTCGAGCTTGAACGGCCTTGCCACTCGTGGGCTTGCCAGCCTTGACGTGTCCTGGTAGCTTTGAGGTCTTTGTGCCAGCGAAGTCCTTGAGTTGTTGTTTGGTCATCTTCACCTTCGTGGGCTCGCCGGCTTTCTTCTTGCCGTACTCCATGCCCATGAAGTGTTGTTGGGCCTTGCTTACCGCTGGCATGGCTTACTTCTTTGTTGGCTTGGGCTTTTTCTTTTCTTGCTCTTCTTCTTTCGCAGTATCCTTTGCCATATTGCTACTCCGTCGGTTCGTCAGGCAACTCTACGTCGCCATGTCCACAATCGCTCTCATCGAGAGCATCATCAATTTGACCTACGTCCAATTCTTCTTCTTCCATGTTACCTCACTCGGTTGCTGGGCCTTCGGTCTTGATAGCCTCGGCAAGTTGCATACAGGCTGGAACCTGTTCCTGCACCTGAGCCGTGAGTCCACGAATCTGGACCAAGCACTTATAGGCAGTCTTCACATTCTCGGCAGTAATCTGATAGGTATCGAGATGCTGGCAAGCCATTATCCCACGGGCTACCACAAAAGCTACTGCCATTGCTACGATGACTCTTATACCTATCTTCCACATTGTGGGCACCGCGCTGGTGGTGTTTCCTTAGACCAGCCCCACGGGCTAGCGTCGTCATAGAATCGAGCTGGATGGCGTACAGAAACATGTGTGTGGTTGATATGCGGATTTGAGCCGCTGTACGATCGCCATAAGCCGGCCCTATGGGCCTGGCCGTGGCCGCTCATGATTCGCCGGTTGCAGATTACGTATTTGACTCTTTGTTCTCCTGCGAGGATTCGCTCTCGGAGCCATTCTGCGAATTTGTGGGCGTCGAAGCCGCCTCGTGGATCATGCGTAAAATCGCGCGCCGTGACGACCCGACAGCACTTGCAGGGATTGTGGTCTGAGGTGCTTGCGGCGTGACGGGCATCTCCGATGCCGCCATCGGAGACTTTGGACCGGGCGGGAGCGGACGCATTGATTTCTCCTAAAAGTCCGAGGGTTCCTGTTGCGCCTAACGACTTAGCGAGTCGCCAGCTCATGCTAGCCGCTCGTGACGCGAGCCGGTATCAGACCGACAAGCGAAAGCAACCACAGGATCAAAGCGACCACGATGACTACCCGGATGATCTGCTTGATCTGTGGATCTATGGGTAATAGGGTCTCTACCAGGTAGAGGGCCAACCCGATCACGATCAAAACCACAATCAACTGCATTAGTGGCATCGCTACCTCTTCTGCGCCGCTATGAACTCTTTCAGGAGAGCGGTCTGGTCGCGCAGTTCCCTGGTGTGCTCCTTCATCTCCTGGAGTTGGCTGCTCTGTACCTCGGCGTTGGCTTCCATGCGAACTGCGATGTACCTGATATCCTCGGTAAAGCGGCCCAACATGAACCACAGTAGGACGGCAGCCACCACTATGGGGAATCCAACCTGGATGATGACGCGGGTCGCAACATCGACCCAACCCGCACCAGGCACGACCACTTGTGGCTGATTCCCATCCATTTATGGTATCGGTCGCGTGTTGTCGTCAGTGGTCCACCTTGTGACGACAGTTGCTGGGGTATTGATGTATTGGCCCTTCCATGGGAAGAGGTTATAGTTCGGGAAGATAGCCGCGTTTCCACCCTTGCCCAGCCAGCGACGTATCATGCAGGGCCAGTGCGAGACTAGCTCGGCTATGCCTGGGTCTGGGGTTGGCGCTGCCATCAGGCGGCCTTAGTTGCTTCGGCGAGCGCGGCGTCCACCAGGCCGGGGACCGCGTCAGTGTCCTTGAGCTTGTTCTTTAGTTCGCCCTTGTCGTCAAGCTCCACGAGCTTAAGGAGGACGGACTGCGCATCGACCGGGGCAGGCTGGGGCCGCAGGGCCGTCATGTACTCCGTCGCAGCTCGAGTGATCTGGTTCGGTGTGAGCGCGTCGCCGGTCGCGGTCGCCTTGTTAATGGCTTTCTTCGCGTCATCCTTGTTCGTGGCCTTCGGGGCGTTTGGGTTGGTGCCTCCCACGTCCATCCGTTCCTGCGGGGGCGTCTCCGCCCCATGCTTCGTCGCCATGTTGGACCTCCTCACCGGCAAGGCATGCAAGTTCGGTGCCAGCTTGAGGACAAGCTTCAAGCATTGAAACGTAACGAGATCTGCTTTCGTGCAGATTACCGTTTTTTGTTGCGCGATTGGAGGGGGGTGTACCCTGCGGGTCCCCCGGTTGCGACGCCTCGTGGGGGGTATCAAGCTAAGGCTCTCGCCATGGCACTTAATATAGCACTTTATATATGCCAGCATAAAAAAAATGCTCAGGCAAGATACCCCCCCCATTGTTTATAGCACTCCCTATCGATGAACTTATAGCAAACTTATCGTAATAGTTTATAGCACGTTATAAGGCACGTGTCTAGTACGCGTGACCTATGGCATCACCCTTGCACGATGCCATAACTGTTTGCCATAGTCGCAGCGTATGGCATCGAGTATGGCATCGACCTTAGGCCTATGGCTTCGAGTATGGCATACCATTAAGGCATCGTGCCAAGCTTGTGCTATATCACAAGATAAAGAAAATGGGGACCACCTTGCGATGGTCCCCATCTTTTGCTATGCGCTATTACTTGGTCTCTGTGGTAGCGTCCTCCCTGGTCTCGGCCTCAGCAGGCTCCGTGGACTCGGCCTTGATCTTCTCCACATACTCTGCCAGGTTCTGCGTGTCGGTCTGGAGCAAGGCGTTCGCTAACTCGATGCCCATAGACACCACCATCTCACCGACCTTCCTAACACCTGCGTCAGCACGTGGGCTATCAGGGTCGAAGTCCAAGGCCTTCATAAGAGCCTTAAACTGTGCCTGGGTCTCGCCTGACATCCTGATATAGGATGAGCCCTTGATCTGCTCCTTAGCAGGCCTGCCCTCGTTGAACTTTAGATTTGCCATATCATCTTCCTCTTTCTGGATGCTATGCATCCTGTTGTGGTTTGCTCGGGCGGTTCTTGCCCGGCACTGTTGAACGTACCACATGGAGCGCCATCTGTCAAGGGGCACACGAAAATATTTGTTGGCACGGAACCTGCTAGGCAATCGCGTACTTGATCAACGCCTTACGAGCACCCTGGTTGCGCAATGCTCTGCCGCGCCCTGCTGGCAGCCCTGGCCGCTGGTCAGGCCGACAGCGCGGCCGCTGGTCAGTTGCTCGAGGCAGTTCTGCAGCTAGGCAGATGGTCTGGCCGCTGGTTGGATTCGTTGCGCTTCAATTCTTGAACTCGCAACATAGAACAACCACAACTGCCCATTTGTTATTGATAACTGTCTGGCATTCTTATGGGCTCTTCTGTGGGGTGCGGCTCCAGCTCGAGCGCTCTCGTGAAATATACTATCCTATTACTTCAAAAAAATATTAAAAAGAACACATAGTACTATACACAGAGAGGATTCACGAGAGCAACAATCTTAACCATCATCCACACACAGACAAAGCGTGCATAAGAATGCCGAACAAATAGCACCAACAAACAGACATACGCGAATTCGTCCACGATGTCAAGTCTCACGGACCCAAAATGCCTGGCACCAAACTTGCATGTACCATCGGTTATAACCAGCGTCGCAGACGCCACACAGGAGACCACAATGGCAGACATAGAACGTTTATTCCCACACGTACTCCGACGCAACTACCGACACCGTGCCAGGTTGACCAAAGCCCTACAGGACCTCGGCGTAACCGACCACCTATTCCCATTTGACTTCTTTCGTCGGCACTGGCGCGACCAACAAAACTACATAGAGCAGATTCTCGAACTCAAATTCTGCCCCCGCTGCAAACTGCCAGCCCCATATCTCGATGGCATGCTCTGCGTCCCATGTGCAGAGAACAACATGCGAACCTGGCAATCCACCATGGCATATCGCGAACGCGCGGCCCATCGCTCCCTCACCGACCGACCAGTTATCGACACAGACATCATGGAGCGATTCCAGGAAGGCAAGGACGACGTCAAAGCTCAACGAATGGCTCGAGAGTACGGCATATCCGAGGAAGACGCACGCACGATCCTAAACGATCAGAAACCGAAGCCCGAGCCGAAGACATCCGTCGCCGATATACTCACGAAAGCCCGCAAACCAGCCTAGGCTGGTGCCTCTCTACGGATTTCAAATCCTTGATCTAACACGCTATAAGGCCAGCGATCGACCCACGCGACCC